CATCACCTTCAGCTCTGCGATGGAGAATCCGAAGGCGATGAGTCCGATGATTGCCGCGGCCGCGATAGGTCCGTTGAGTTCTCTCGCGGTGCCGCGGTGTTCTGAAAATTTGTGCGGCTGTCGCCCACCCCCATAATCTCTGCCTCCAGTGCCAGCACGTCGTTAAGGTCCATTTCGAGAACGTCTTCGTACACCAGCGGGTTTCCGTCCACGCGTGCTAATTCGGCGATCAACGCAAACGATACTGACATTGGCTCCGGGTTTCCCGCAGAGGCGCGATGGGCCCGCATCAGGTCGTGGCCCTTGCCTTTGCGCACCTCCCCTTTTCTCCCGGAAGGTAGCATGATCGTCTTTCGTTCCTCAGTCATCGATACTCACTCCAATACTCAGTTATGCTCGTAAACAGAAAAGCGTGTATTACTTCAACCTCCAAGGTTAGCTCGAAACTGAGCGAGCTGATCAACTCCATTCACCACGTATATGTTTGCCAGCACGTCGTACAGATGAATCTGGTTGCCCGCGATGTACAACTCCGTGTGATAGGCGGTGATCGTCGAAGTGGTGTCCACATTCTCATGTTGTTTGAACGTGAAGGCACCCGCGTCCTTGAACACGCCGGTCATCAAGTACACCACGGGGAGTTGGGCACTCCGACCTTGACTCGTATATTGATCGAGACTTCCACGCACCTGAAATGAATGCGATACGAATGGACTCCCCGCCGCTACCAGGACTTCGGGGTACAGCGACGCCCATTTTATTTTGGCTTCGAGTTTCTCAACGCCAGCCCAGAATTCTGCGGTGCCGGCCATTCCGAGGGCCTTGTGATCTGCCATCCGATGGTGCGGCTGCGCAACCTGGATCTCCTCCGCTCGACCCAGGAGGCCGATCCCGTCCATATATATGTTCGCATTGGTTATTCGATTTACTGAGATATCCATTGATGTATCCTTTGCCGGTTGGACGGTCCGCGGACGGAATCCTGAAAGGTCGGCCGATAGTCAGTTACTCTATGCAGTGAGTGCCGTGCTCGTCAGCGGACTCGACGTGCCGAGTTGCGTCAACAGCGTACTGTCGATGTAAACGTTGAAACTCAGACGTTCAGCGGGCGGCGGCGGCATGACATCGATATCAAATACCAGTTGCCCTGCGGCAACTTGGTTGGGAGGGTTCTCCGCGGGATTATAGCTCGCGGATCCGGCCACCAGCGCCCCACGCTGGATCAGCGTTCGAATAAACGCATTCACGCTTGCCAGGATCGCTGTGATTAGCGCATTGCTGATTGGCTGATCGATGAACTGAAGCATTGACAGTTCGACCGATTCCTCAATTACATCCATCGTTCGGCGAACGTTGATGAAGTTGTCGGGCGTGCTCACAGTCGGATACCCGGCGGAACGGTTGCCCCAAACACGGAGGCCGGTACCGAACGCGTTAAACACCGTCACGATGCCGGCGGAGTTGAGGTTGTTAACATCCGATGCCGGATCCAGCAGCGACGCGTACAGCGTTACGTCAGGCCCGAGGATTCCGTTTATCTGAGTGTTTGAGGGCGACCACCAATAGCCTTGGTTAAGGTCTCTTAGCGCGATAGCACCGGCCACCCAGGCCGAATAGGGCCCCACTGCCGTTTGATTCGCAACCAGTTGTACCGCGCTGGTACCGTTCAACGTCACCCCCGTCGGGACTAACCCAACGTCATAGAAGGTCTCTTGCGGATAACACAGAATCGCGCGTGTCGAGCTCGTGTCGAACGCATTGCCGGGTACTCCGCGGTTTGCGATTGCGGTTGCCGCTGGAGTATTTGGCGGCGAATCGATAAGTGCCATCCCCCGCAGTGTGGCAGCCGTAGCCTGCAATGCCGTGGCGACGTCGCCATTTTGCGAGTATCCGGGTGCAAGCAGTAGTTTTGGGAAGAAGCCCATCGAGCCGTACGTCGTTAGAAACGCTTGCAACCCCGAGTATCCGGAACCGCTGACCGCGCCGATTACGTCGGAGTCCTGAACTTTGGTCGGGTCGGCGTAACTGTATGAGGCGATCACCGTTGAGCCCGCCGCTATAGCACTGCCGGCAATGAGCGTGACGATCCCGTTGACCGCATCGGTTGCGTAGTCGTGAACCTCGCTGTACTCCGTTCCCGAATAGTAACTATAGTTCGCTAAGACTGCCGCGGTGGCGCCAATGGCTCCTCCCGACAGTCGCGTTATCAAGCCTGTACGAGCGTCTGCCAGGTAATCGGTTCCCTGAATGTAGGTAGTGCCGGTGGGATTACTCGTTAGCACTATCGACGAACCCTGTATGCTGCCGTGCGCCAGTTGGATCGTTGCCGGGGTGCCGCCGAAGCTATGCGATTCCGCTGTGACTGCTACCGTCGTTGTTGGAATTAACGACAGGTTCGTAATTCCCATGTGGCCAAGATTGATTGCGCCGGCCGCACTGAACGTTTGCGATGCGACAATATCGCTCGCGTGCTTGCTGAGGTTGAAGACGTTGACCACGATCGCCTGGCCCGCGCCTTGTCCGAGGATCGCATTCAGTGCGTACGGGATCGTATATCCCTGTACCGCGGGACCAAATTGCACCGCGTCCTGCGGCGAGTTGACCAATGTCGGTGTGTTGATTCCTGCCGCGGTCGTACCCGGAGATACTGCCCAATAGGGGGCTGTTCCCACCAGTCCGATTACCGACGATTTCACCACGGTGATCGGCGCCGGGCCCGTGACGAGCTCTATTACCTCTACTCCGTGCAGGAAGGATGCTGGCATTTGTACTTCACCTCTGCGGGCGGTCCGCGAGCTTTTGAGCGATCTCTCGACTATCGATCTATCGTTCCGAAATCTCTGTTGTCTCTGTGCGGCTGTTGTTTGTGAGTATCTGGCTGGGCTCTAGCTCGATCGATTGGCGATATGCGCGACTGGCCGCGCCAGTAGTGTTCTCATATGCCTTCGAAGCCATTACTCAATTGGTTGGTGCGGTCGGAATGTCGCCTCCGCTCGCGATCGCTGTCACCACCTCTCCGTATGTATATGCGACGTTGACCAGTGCGCTCAGGGCAATCGCACCACCGGAGCTTCGCACGACTATTCCGTTGACTCCATCTAGTAAGTAGTCAGTCCCGCTGGAGTATGCGGTGCCACTAGCCGGATTCGTAATTGCTAGCGCCGAGATATTACCGTGCGATAGCCTGATTTGGTCGCTCGGATCGAATTGGTATGAAGCAGGAGCAACGGTAGTTGAAGTGACGCCGCCTTGCTCCTGGGCGATACCGAGCGTGAACAGCGGGTAGTTGTCCGGTGCCAGGGCTTCCACCGCCGCTGTCCGCAACGCGAAGCTAATCGCGTAAATCCAGACCCCGCCCTGCTTGTCGCGCTTGATGAATCGCTCGCGGAGTGGGTACGTCTTCCCGCATCCGGGTACTCGAAACCCGGTGAGCGCACCGCGCACGGCTTCGATCATCGCATACGCTCCCGGATCCGTGCCGCTCGCCGGACCTCCGACACTCCATCCCAGGTCCCGCATCATCAATGTCACTTCAAACTTGAGCGTACGTTCCTGCACAACGGCCGCGGTATCGATTACCTCGCCGTACTCCGCACCCTCATACCGCACCAGTGCCGAACCGATTCGATGCGTCATGCGATACGCTTCCGGCTTGTCTGGAAAATGCACTATCTCGATTTCGCTTATCTGTGCGACTAACTGATTGACCAGTGCCGTCTCGATCGTACCGATGTCGAGGGGCGTGGGTGGCGAGAAACCTTGCCCAACCCACGGACTATCAAGTGTTGCTCCCATTAGCCTATTCTTGTGCGCTCTACCCGGTCTTCACACCGCGGTTCTATTAGCGGGATTCCACCGCGAGTTCTTCGATATAGACCGTGTACGTGCGCCCTACCTTGAAATGCTCTGAGGCGAGGGCGTCGAGCTTCAGCTCGCCTGCCGGTGGTTCTGAGAAATACTCGCGGGCCTCCGCCGAGTCATCGACCACCGGGACTAACCGCGCACTGTGTACCAACCGTCCGGGATGCCAGTTGTCTTTCTTCTGAGCCTGTATACAAATGAACTTTACGCGCATGACCGCTACCTCTATAAGTTAAGTAGTTACTCGCCTGGTTAATAATTCTTGAGGGATCCCCGACTAAAAATCCGCTGTGGCACTTCGCCGCCCGCCTGCCCGCCCGCTTCGGTCACGACCGAGCCCGGTGCGATCGGTGGGTCTGCATTGTCTGCTCCGAGCCCAAGGGTAACTTCCCCGCGCGCCACTCGTACCAATAATTCAACCGCGTCCTCGTAACGTTTTCGAGCGTCCGCCAGGTCGTGCAGTGGCCGTAAGGATTGCAGTCGGTACATTGCAATGTCGCACGCCAGCCGGTTCAGAACGGTCGGCGGATCGTTGAGCGGCAGGACAAAGCGGCTCTCGATATAACCGTCAATTTCTGCTGATGCGTCGTCGAGCGCCTGACCCAGAGTCGTCAGGTTCACCGTCGTCTGCGTCGGATCTTCATTAC